GGCCTGATACGTGCGAGCGATGTGGATCGGTTGGCGTCGTGGGACATCACGAGGATTATCGGAAGCCGCTGGAAGTTCAATGGCTCTGTGATTCATGTCACGCCTTTCGTCATACCGAGTTGAGACAACAGCGCAAAGGGGCGAAATAAATGCGCTGGGCCGCCCGTCGTGACACGCAGGAAAAGGACATCATCGCCTTGTTCGAGGCCCACGGCTGCGCCGTCAAACAGTTGAGTCAGTGGAAAGTGGCCGACCTCCTGGTGAGTTGGCCCAAGCATCCACCGCCCACGAATCGAGCGCTCCGAACGTGGACCGGCCGCATCTGCCTGGTGGAAGTGAAGCGCAAGGGCCAGGACGTGAACGAGGGGCAGGCGGAGTTCAAGACGCAGTTTCCCGTGTGGCTCTGTCGGACGTGCGGGGATGTCAGCGAGGTGCTCGAATGGCTGAAGATGTCGTAATGACAAGCAGTATCGAACCGAGCCGGAACACTGAATATTTGGAAATTCGTGTTCAGCGAGATGAATCGGCTATCGACGCCATGCGCCTGCTCGAAGCCATCGCCACGATCATCGACGGCCCCATTAGTGACACCCGGTTGCACGACTGGTCAGGACTGCCGGAACGGGTGAAACTGATTGTCAGGCAGACGCGGGCGGCTGCGCTCAAAGATGCGTTGCAAGTGTTCCACCAGTGGCGTGTCGGTGTGCCCGATCCTGGATTCAATCACCCAACCGGGCTGCAATTCGAGCGCATGTTGATTACCGCATTTGAGTGGCGAGAGTTGGCCGCCCCGCCTGATGCGAAGGAGAAGGCATGACGGGTCAATACGATTTTGCGTTGGCAAATCGTGCCTTCGAGTTGATGAGTTTGCCGGAGCGGCTAAAGGTGCTGACTCGGTTCGCTGAGTTGAAGTTCCCCGAGATCGAGGATCGATTCTTCGAGGCCGTCGAGTATGCCATCCCTTCCAAGGCTGACGCGAAGGAGACGATGTGACCGTCGTGGAGATGCCCATCGGCTATTTGTCCGAACCCATCCAGATGTATGCCGCGCAGTTGACGACGGCGACGACCCTGGCCGATCTGCACGAGCTTTTGACGCGCTATCAGAGAGTGGCAGACGACGCGCTCGCACTCGTCAAGACCTGGAGCGAGACAGACTTCACAGACTGGCGCAAGGCACTCGCGGCAGAGAGGCGCGGCCAGTTTATGGGCGATAAGGCGGCGGCCCGCTTCTCGGCCGTGCTGATGCCAGAGGTGCTGTTCAGGGTGGGGATCGTGGCGGAGGAATACAAGGTGCCGTGGGGCTGTGCGTATCTCCGACTCCGAGAGGTCGGACAACTCAAAGAAGTGGAGGGAATCGCCCTGCTCGACGGGCCGCCTGACGCGAAGGAGATGGCAATGAAAACCGAGAAAGATATAGCGGCTATGTTATTGCAGCGAGCGCGAACAGATTTTTTCGCCGCTCAATGCTATACGTCAACTTTGCGCCGGATGTTAAACGAAATACCTAGAGTTCGTGGCCGCGTGACGATTGAGGCGGAGGCGCTTGCAGCAGTGTTGGTTCTACTAGATCCGCCTGACGCCGAGGAGCCGCGATGAGACCGTGGGGTGAGTTTATTCTCGGCATGTGGGGTGGCATCATGGTGGGCATAGGTATCGGTCACGCCCTGTTTGCACGGAGGCCCCGCCCATGACCCGGCTCACGCGAACCGACCGCAATGCGATTCGTCAGGTGTTGGCGGCGAATGGTCTTGCGCCTTGCACGCATCCTGATTGCGACCCAAGGAAACCATCGTGCGCGACGAACAGTATTTTTCTTCGGGCGCAAAGTGCGGCAGTCAAGGCATTTCAACTCGGAACTGCAATCAAGAAACGGACACGCCCATGACCCGGCTCACCTGTCCCTATTGTCAGATCATCGAGGTTGAACGTCTCACGCCGCCGAAGACCTTGCGGCCACAAGCCGTTCGGCCAGGGCCGTCAGGAGAGGAACGCACGTTTACGCATCAGTGCCCGCAATGTCTGCTGCTGTTTACGGAAGCTGATTTGGTGGTGCGCCCATGACCCGGCTCACGCCTGACGACATCACTGAAAGCGCCTTAGAGCAGATCGAGGAAAATACTGTCAAGCTACAGGCCGAACTCGACGCCGTGCGAGCGGAGCGGGACGAGGCGCGTGAACGACCGCATGGTCATGAGGATGCCGGCTGGAAGCGTGCCGACGCCTGTGAGGCCGACCTCGCCGCCGCCCGAGAAGCATTGACTGCCAAGATGGAGGAATGGATCGACATTGAGCAGCACAAGGAAGTGCAGATCGCCCTCGCCGCCGCCCAGGCCCGACTGGCGGAACAGACACCGACCCACTTCGCGGCGATTGCCACAACGCTCAAAGAGGAATGCGAACGCCAACACACCAGGGCTGAGCGTGCCGAGACGACCCTCGCGGCGATTCGGGCGGAAGTGAGCGTCATTGATCGGTCGCATGTGGATGGCTGGTATGTTGCACAACGTGTGTTGGCGCTGCTCGACGCCCAACCGTCCCCAGAGAAGGGCTAGAATAGCCTTCCAAAGTAGAGTTCTTAGATGGCAAAAGGCCGTAAAACCGGGGGACGCCAGAAGGGCACGCCGAACAAGGACAACCAACCCTTGAAAGAGATGATCCTGCGGGCCCTCGCCAACGCTGGAGGGGCAGCGTATCTCACTGAGCAATCAACCAAGAACCCCACAGCCTTTATGACCCTGGTCGGCCGCGTGCTGCCCCTGCAAGTGAAAGACGGCGGCGCCGAGCCGACCGTGCCGACCGTGGTCAATCACCACTACGAGACCAAGTGACCCCCCGCATTGTGGACATGCGCTGGAAAGGCCCCATCGCGGCCTTCATGCAGGACACGTCCCCCGAGATTGATCTTGAAGGGGCATTGAGCTCGGGCAAGACCACGGCCTGTCTGTGGAAGGTGTTTAACAGCCTGTTGGCCCATCCTGGCATCCACTGGTGGATCGGTCGCTATGGCGATGGGGAGACACAGACCAAGGTGCGGCCGGCCTTCGAGGCGATCTGCACCCAGGCCGGCACGATTCCGCAGTGGAACGCCAAAGAGCTCGCCTATGACTTCCCGAATGGCTCGAAGTGCTTCGCCTACGGGCTGAAGTCACCGGACGCGCTGTCTCGCTACAGCAAGATGCGGGGCATGGGCGTGGCGGGCATCTACAACGACCAGACCGAGGAACTGCCAGAAGACTTCAGCCTCGAGCTTCGGCTACGGTTGCGGCAACCAGGCTACCCGCACCAGTTGATTTTCAGCCCGAACCCGCCGAACGTGACACATTGGCTCGCGCAGCAGTTCCCGTCTGACAACCGCATCCCAGCGCGGAAGTATTACGCCATCAGCATCCACGACAACGCGCACAATCTGCCGCCCGAGCTCCTCGAGGCCGCCTTAGCCGCGTATCCCCCTGACCACGCCAAGCATCGCAGCGTGATCCTTGGACTGCGGGGCATGAACGTGACCGGCGAGCCGGTCTACAAGGGGGCCTTCATGCGTCAGGTGCATGAAGTGGCCGTCAGGTTCGACCCGTTCTTGCCGCTCGAAATGGCCCTGGACTTCGGCAAACACCACCCGTGCGTGATCTTCCGTCAGGTGTCGCCACTCGGCCAGGTGCGGTATCTCGGGGGCATCTTGGGCCAGTCGCTCTATCTCGATGACTTTCTCGACATCGTGCTCAGTCACCGGGCACAATGGTTCCCAGGGGCATCCCAGATTCGGGAGTGCTGTGACCCGGCCGGCGCCGCGGACACCTCGCACGGGACCGCAGGGGCGGTCAAGACACTCAGGGAGAAGGGCATTCGTCCCGTGTTTGTGCCGGATAGCAACAGCCCATCGGTCAGGTTGGCGATGGTCGAGCGCATGGCGGCCCAGATGCGGAAGCGAGCCGCGGACCGCAGTGAGGCGTTTGTCGTGAACAGCGACCCGGAACGCTGGCTCATCATCTCGGAGAAAGCGACCGTACCCGAGAAGTTCTTAGCCGATGGCTTTGAAGCCGGCTATGTCTGGGATGAGCATACGGTCAGCGTGGGCAATAAGCAGGTGCGGCGCCCGAAGAAAGATGGCTGGTTTGAGCATGGGCAGAACTGTGCGGAGTATCTGGAGCTCAACTTCGGGCATGTCGGGCCGAAGGTGAAAGAGCCGAAGCGGGCGACGTTCCAGCAGCCGTTAGGCGATCACGCTTGGATGGCCTCTATCTTATTCGCGTGTGGCGTGATACTGTTTCGCGCGTGGACGCTGTAGGCTGGGAACGACGCAGGCAATCAGTTGCTAAGTGGCGTAATGCCAAACTGGCCCAGGGATTATGCGGAGCCTGCGGAGCCCGACCGCTTGAAGGCGGAAGTCGTTGCGGTCCGTGTAAAGTAGCGCACAAGTTACGCGCTCGTCGCAGTCGTCAATCGCCGGACGAGAAACTGAAACGCTGTGCGCGTCAATCCATTTTTAACGCTATTCAGAGTGGGAAATTGCGTCGTCCTGAGTTTTGCGAGCACTGTCAGCAGCCATCTGGGACGGTGCAGGCGCATCATCATGACTACGTTGATCGATGGGCGATTGAATGGCTGTGTCGTGCCTGTCACAGCCGTTTACATCGAAAGGGCTAATCCGCGTAGCCTTTTCGGGCAAACAGGAGTAGATTATGACCCCAATGGATGCGCTGCGCGAGTCGCTGTATCAGGCGGGAATCAAGCAACTGCAGGCGGATGAGATGGATGCTCGGTATCAGCACTTCTTGGCTGGTAACGTGGCTCACGGTGTCGGCTTTGAGAATCAAGGCGTGAACGCCAACGGCGAGCTTGTGATCACGCGCCGTCAGTATCGTGACGCGCCCGCGACCTAACCCGTGAGCAAAGCCAAGGCCGACTTCCTGCGTCAGATCCGCGCCCGGTGGACGCAAGCCTCGGAGGCGACCGAGCCGCAGGCGAAGCGCGAGATTGAGGACATCCGGTTTTACAACGGGGTCGGCCAGTGGGATGCCGACCTCGTGAAGGCCCGCGGCACGCAGACGGTGAACAGCAGCAACGGCGGGCAACTGCTCATCCCGGCCCGGCCGTGCTTGACCATCAACCGCACCCGTGAACCGGTGCGGCAAGTGCTCAACCAAGAGCGCAACAGCGAGTTCAATCCGACGCTGGTCGCGGCCGATGATTGGGGCGATACCACCGGTCCGGTGAACCATACCGAAATCGAGCTCCGCGAGGGCATCATTCGCCGCATCCAGCGGGACAGCGAAGCGATGAGTGCCCGGTCGTGGGCGTTTGAGCGGGCGACCATTGCCGGCCGCGGGTTCTGGCTGGTGAACACGCGGTATGTGCCGGGGAAGACCTGGAGCCAAGAGATTTACTTGCACCGCATCCACAATCAGGCGTCGGTGCTGCTCGACCCAGGCCACGAGGAGCCAGACGGGTCGGATGCGCTCTGGGGTTTCATTGGCACCGATCTGCCGATTGAGCGCTACAAGGCTGAATACGGACAGCGCAACGGGAAGCACAATCGGATCTCGGGGCCGCTGACGGCCGACGAATGGCGAGCGTTAGGCGATGCCGCGCCGGGCTGGTTTAGTGGGGTCAAGAACGACGACGACACCCGGTATGTCCGTGTGGTCGATTACTACTACACCGAGTATGTGAGCCGTGAGTTGGCGTTATTGGCCGATGGATCGCCCGCCTGGCAGGATGAACTGTCCGAAGGGACGCCGACAAAGGACACCCGCACGGTCATCACGAAGAAGATCAAGTGGTGCAAGATCGACGGCTGCGACGATGATGTCCTCGATGAGACCGACTGGCCGGGACACTATCTGCCGATCATTAAGGTCGTTGGGGAAGAACTGCAGCCGACCGATGGGGAACGCCGGGCCGAGGGCATCGTGCGGCCGATGGAAGACGGCTGCCGCGGGTGGAACTATCTGGTGTCCAAGTTTGTCGAACGGGTCGGCCTGACCCCGATTGCGCCCTACATGATGGCGGCCGGGCAGGACGAGACGTTTGAAGACGAATGGAACCTGATTAACACGCGGGTCGTCTCGCGGGTTCATTACAAGCAGGTGGATGACGAAGGGCGGCCGGCGCCTCCACCGACGCGCAACGATGCGCGGGCCGAAGTGGCGGATTTGTCGGCCGGGTTGCAGATTTTCAACGAGGCGATTGTTTCGACCTCGAGAGTCCCTGAGACGGCCTTGGGCCACGTTGATCCGACCGTGAAGTCCGGCAAACTGGCGAATGCCTTGATTCAGCAGGCCGAGCAGGGGAGTTCCAACTACCTGGACAACCTGAAGCGGTCGATTCGGCACGAGGGGCGGGTCATCAACGATCTGCTGTATCCCATCTACGGCCAGCCGGGGCGGTTGCTGCGCATGATGGACCCGAGCGGGAAACTGTCCCAAGTGGTCATCGGCAAGGCGCAGATGCCCAGTCAAGAGCCGGGCGGGCGTCCGCAGGTGGTGCCGGACGGCACGCCAGGGGCGCAGTCGTTTGCCTTGACGCCAGATGCGGAGTTCAACGTCGCGGTGTCGGTCGCTCGTGGTGGCGAGACGCGCCGGCAGGAGTTGTTCCGCATTCTGACCACACTCATTGGGGAGTCGCCCGAGCAGACGGCGATCATTGGGGATCTGCCGTGGAAGTATTCCGATGCGCCTGACCACGAGGAATTGGAGCGGCGGTATAAGGCGGTGCTGGCCCCACCCGTGCAGGCGGCCATTAACGGCCAGGCCCCGAGCAATCCGCAGGACCAGGCGCACATTGCCCAGTTGACGCAAGCCTTGCAGGAGGCGTCGAAACTGGCCGACAAGAACAAGACCGACCTGATAAAGACGCAGATGCAGGAGCAGGGCGAGAGTCAGCGCCAGATGGCCGACATTCAAGAACGGCAGCTCGAAGCACAGATTCGGGCGGTGTCGGCCGAGTCGATTGCGCAAGCCAAGGTGGACGCCGAGAACTTCCGCTCGTATGTCGATGCGTCCGAACAGCGGCTCGCCAAGATCCTCGGGTTGCACATGGAGCGGATTACCCAGGCGTTACAGCACAGCCACGAGGCCCGCACGCAGATGCAGGACCACGCGCACGAGGCGGGCATGGCGGCGATGGGGCACAGTCATACACTCGAGCAGGGGCAGCAGGCCGCCGATTTGATGCCGCCGCCCGCGACGAATGGACAACCGGGGGAGTAATGGTTACGGTCCAAGAGTCCATGCAATTAGATCGCGAGGATTGGTGCTGGCTCGCCGGATTATTTGAAGGCGAAGGAACGGCCGGAAATTATCCAGCAAGTGATAAACGCCGTGGGCGAGTGACGCGCCTTCGTATCGTGATGACGCTGGCCCAAAAAGAACGCGCTATGCTCGATGAAGCCAGGCGGATTACTGGCGTCGGGAGCGTCCATTATCAGAAGAATTGGGAAGGTTTCATGTGGGTATGTGCCTCGCGAGCGGCGCGAGTGACCCTGACAAAGATTTATCCCTATTTGCGTAGTCCGAGACGGAAGCTCCAAGTGGCCCATGCGTTAGTGACCGATGAGCGCGTGAGAACTGAGGCGAAAACTGCTCAGAAACTCCACTTACAAATGGTCGGTCGTCTTCGTAATATCACCACGGGGCGATTTAATGCCAAAGTTTCTTGAAAATCGACTCAAACGGGAAGCCCAGAGCAAAGGTATGACTGGACGACAGGCCGATTCCTATGTCTACGGAACCATGAATAATCTCGGCGCGATGCACGGGTCGGCCGAAACCGCGAAGGGCCGCCGCATGGACGCGAAGCACGCCAAGGACATGGCACGGCCTGCGCGGAGCGGCCATCCGCACAAGAATCTGGGCACCTATTTGCATCCAAAGAAGGGCTGACCGCATGGATACCGTCGAGACTTCGACGCCGACCGAACCGACCGCCCCGTCTGAGACCGAAAGCCTCGCAGACCACGAGCAGCAGTTCTCGCAGC